AATGGAGCTATTAAAAATTTATCGTAAGCCATCTTAAATTCCTATCGCAAAGTAACCTATTTTACCTTCGCCGTTAATCCTAAATGAAAACCCAAGCAAGCTCTTTCCAGCCATTACAGGAGAAAGGCCTCCGCTAGTAGAAGTTGTCTTGAATGGATAAACACAAAAGACCTCTTTAAATTTCGGAGTACCCGCCGTTGTATCAAATGTTACAGATTTAGCATCAGTTGGGACACCAGAAGGTATAGTTATATCATTCTCCCATTTAATAAGAAGACCAGTTGAAAGCCTTGTCCACCCAGGGTTATCTAAGCCTGCAGCTAAAGATGTTAAATCAATAATGGGACCATTTTTTTCACCCCGTAAAAATAAAGATAAAACATCATCTCCATTTAATTTAGAATAAAGAGCCAACTCATCAGCTCCTGTTGATGGATCGCTACTTTGTTTTGGAAAAGTTAACTGATCATGCTTCCCTACTTTTTCTTGGTCAAAACCTCGATGATCAACCTCAACAAAAGTTTCAACTTCTGCAAAGTTATTTTGTATGTCTAAATAGGAAGTGGCTCCCATGTCATCAGTGCCCTTAGGAATATTATTTTTATAACCCATCTTCTCTCCTATGTAGCGTAAGTTCCCAAAACAAAATAATAAGCCGAAATTACATCTCCACCTGTTCCAACAAGTTCGGATTGAGCATAAATAGTAAGTGCTGTGTTTGATATGGTAGCAATCCCAACATTAGAAAAATAATATTGGGAGATACCAATCGCATTGTAATGAAGAATCCCGTTAAATGCAGGAATCGTATCTCCTGCTGGAGTCTCTGTCGGGAATGTATAAGAGGTCGATTGAACGGTTGGTCCCACAGCTACTTTGGTAATTATTCCCCATTTCAATAAGAATCCACCGGCAATCTTTGTATATCCAGTAGAATTTAAATAAGCTAACGATTCATCTTCTTCATTCCCAATGCGTTCTGGTGTAAATAACAGGTATTCTGTGCCTTCACCTTCTTCTCTTAAAAATAAAGATGGTTTTTTATTAAACACCTTGTTATATAAAGCTATTTCGTCAGAAGCAGTCACTGGAGCATCTCCAGGAACTATTGTAACTTTGCTATGCTTACCTTGATCAGCTTCATTTAAAGCAACATGATCTACAGAGAATACCGTATCTATATCGCTGAAATTGTTTAAAAGTGGTTCTTGTGTTGTGTTCTTGGGTTGCTTAGCTGTTGGTATATATTTTTCATATGCCATATTAATTCCCAAATACTATTACGTTAATCTTCCGTACAGCCCCTGTCCCTGTAAACCGAAGTACTGCTGATGTTGCGTTAAGAGTTTTAACCGAAGGAGTGTAGACTTGCGGAATAGCTGTTGATAAAGGCACACTAGATGGACAAGCAAAAAACGCATTCGTAAAGCCTGGAAATGTCCCTGCTGCTGGAAAGTTAAATGTTAACTCCTTACTGGCAGGAACAGTATCTTCTACATACCCCCATTTGATCATCAAGCCACCATCGAACCTCTTCCAATCATCACCACCAGCATTACCACCTACAAGCTTAGCTTGAGCTCCATTAGATATATTTCTCCAATAAAGAGAGTTGTAACCAGTCTCTCCGGACTTTCTAAATAATGCTAATTCTGTAGCACCTGTTGTTGGATCTGTTGTGTTTAAAAGTGTTACCTTTTGATGTTTTCCACTATCAGAAGAATTGAAATCTACGTGATCTGTTCTTAACCACTGGGAAATCTCACTAAAGTTAGTAGCTATATCAACCTGAGATTGATAAGTAGCATCTGTAAGTTTTGGAATGTCATTCTTATAAGACATTACTCCCCCTAGAATAAATTAGATTTGCCGTATGGATCTTTTAAGTATCCATCATAAATAGTAGAAATGTACTTTTTAGAGTTCTGCTTTCCTGTTCGACGAAGAACTAATAACTCTTGCTCTTGAAATAAAGGCTCTATCGACGCTAATTTATCAAGCTGTAGTCTATCTCGGAATATCTTTTTAGAAGCTCCTAGGGCTATGTAGTCACGCCACTGAGATAACTCTGGAACGTCATCATTATTAGTGAGCTCTGATGGTCTTACCTGAACAGTAATATCAATCTTATAAGACTTATCTGGAATAGGCCTTAAAGTAAACTCGTTCTGAAAGTATAAGATCATTGTGGGATTTGTTGGTGTATATGGAATATAACTAGCTTCTATTGCCGTTCCGTCAGCCGGTGTTAAATCAAAAGTAAAATCATATTCTCCAGTAACATTATCTATATCCCCGGACTCGGTAACATCACCATCAATGTTTCCCTCACCATCATCAAAGGCCACCATCTTTGTGTAGTTGGTATTAGATGATGAGAAGTATAATCCACCCTTTAAAACGGGATACTTAGAAAGAGTCCCTGTGTAATTGACAACAAGCCCATCACCAGTGCCAACAGTTTCAACAACACTTGTTTTGGGATATTGTGAGTAAAACTCAGTCTGGTTGGTGGTTAAGTACCCAAGACTTCCATCAATATACACAGGGTTCTGTATGGAGGAATATTTGTCCTTAAAGTTATAAAGAGGATCATCCTCATCATCAGTATTTGTCTTGTAAACATCAGTATACGGTGATGTATAGAAGGTCAAGTTTGTAAGCAACGATGACAGACACACCGATGAGGGCATATCATACAAAACAAAAGTATTTATATAGTCATTGATATTTGCATCTGTAAGCTGAGTATTAGTAAGACTCTTAGTAATCCGTCTAATACTGTTTCTTATAGTCTCTAAAGTAGAAAGTGTATCTGCCATCTCTTACCTCTTTTTATTCCTACAATCCACAGAATTGATAATTCTACAGAATTACTTCATAGGTTTAGCAATAATAATGTCATCTTTTGCACTATATGGCTCTATAAAATCATAAACATCAAATGAATAGCGTCTAACTGGAATGCTTGCTTTATATTTACCATCAGGACCAATTTCTTTGACGTTTGTCTTATAAATGCCGCTTTCCTTTAAATGTTTAGCAATATAAAAAGGAACTTCTCTCTCTTCTCCGTCCTTAAATTCCCACTTCGAAATAGGTTCTCCTTTGAATTTCCTAAAACAAAATTTTAGAGTTCCTCCAGGTTGTTCATGATACATAAAGGTACCCTTAACAACTCTGCTCTCTTTAGTTTGAATATCTTTTAACTCTTTATTAGTTAATGCCATGTAATTTCTCCTATAAAAATAGTTCGTTCTAAATTAAGAGAGGCCATAAAGGCCCCCCTTAAAATCATAGTTTATCGGTTATCCCATGATGTTCCAGCACGCCAGAAGTATGTACCACTGTCGCCACCAGGAAGTAATGCACCTCCCTTGAGGATCATGCCTACTACGCCATGGTTAGTTCCAATTGTTCCATTATCAGAATAAGTCGAACTAGTATTGCTACCAATAACTCTAACTGATGGATATGGGTTACAATTGTTAAAGACTGTTTCCCACTCAAACGCTGTGTAGCCAGTCATGTCTAAATCAATGGTGAAGTATCCAGCATTGTCAGCATTGGTAATTGTTGCTTTCTTACCATCAAGTCCTGTTGTTCCAAAGTTGGAATTAGAAAACGAGAACTGAACAATATCACCAACACTAAATCCATGATCTACCAATGTATGAATTATTGGAGCTGTTGCAGTAGAAACATCGATTTCAGCAATCACTCTTTCTCTTGGTGTGAATAATTTATATGTAGCAAGTGAAGGAGCTACCAAGTGATATGTACCACTAGCAATATCAGAAGCACCTACGTTATTAGGAAGAGTTCTTGCTAATTGAAAGCTAGTACTTGCAGACACCGTGCCAATAGTAAAATCAAGACCACTTATTGGAGATAGAAGAGAGCCTGTTGTCTCTAGTGCATTCTTTAACCTAACAACTGCACCAGCTTCTAAGCCTGTTGTTGTTCCTGTTAAGAATGTAGGTTGGGCAGCATTTGTTGCAGTAATAGCAAAATCACCATAACCAGTAAATGTAGAAGTGTCATATAGTGTAAATGCTCCAGTCCCTGTTCCATCTACAGATTGCTCTTGGTTATCTCCCGTGTGATATTCTACAAGGCCATTAGTTCCCATACCTCGTTGCCAAAAATATCTGTAACCCTTGTCTTGAGCTGTTGCACTATCAGCATAAGAAAGGCTAACAATTTCAATCCAATCAATTTGACTTTGAAATTCGATAAGTTGGTTACTACCGTCACCAGTAAAGCTACCTGTTTGTATTATTGAAGAGTTTTCCATGTTTTATCCTTTATCGTTTACTAGTCCAAGAGGAATCTTAATTTTAAGATAAACTCATCATTCATTACTCTTCCAGCATACGCCATCTTCCAGCCCATTGTTGCATATCTAAACAATGGTGCTTGTGGTTTTCCATAAAGAAGACGAGATGAATATCCATCTTGCTTGATGAGGGTTGTAGAGTCTCTACCCATCACAAAAGCATTATAAACATCCACACCTGCGGCAGAACCTTCTGATTCTACTTTACCGATGGAAGATACAAAGAATCTTACATTAGCACATGTTCCCTCTTCACTTGGAAGACCCATGTTTGAATTTCCATAGTTATTTTTGTTATGGAAGTTATCAAGCTTGTTCAATGTACCAATAGCTTCTGTATGTGTTAATGCCAAGAAAGCATCACGCACTGGAGAAGTACCAATCCTTGTTGATGCTATGACCTCTGGAGTCATGAATCGTGCATTTTGTGTTCTTAATTGTGCAGAAACATCATAAACGTCTTCTGCTGTTAGTTCTGTTGGTGTGTCAGCTGCTGTTCCGTTGGAAGCATTAACAAGTGATGCACCTGCAGCCATAACATCACGTGTAAGCTCATCTTCTGTCTCACGAACAGAAAGTCCAAGAAGAGAACCGATTTCATTCAATACAGAATCTTCGCAGGTTAACTGTACTTGCTCCTCAATTCTTACATATTGCATGTAGAACTTAATGTCAGCGTCAACAAATCTTGTTGTTACACTTGCTGGTGCTGGATCAGAATCTGCACTTCCAACAGGAGTTGTTGCTGTAGGTAGACGATTATAACCTTTAAGCCTTACAGTATTTCCTTCATTTCTAGGCATTACTCGTTGAGATGTACCTAATGTATGAATTAAATTAGGTATACCTGTTGGTAACAATCCCTTGCTAAAATATCTTCTTACTGCAGGTGACATTTCGGCGGTTGTAATCGTACCACTCGTGGTTGATGTTGCCATAACTATCATCCTCAATATTTAAAAAATTTTATTATTACATTGATGTAAGGTGACGAACCTTATGGTAACCATGTGGCTACACTACAGTCTTTGAATTGGCGAGATTCAGATGTTCAGCCGAAATAATCTATGCACTAATGTGCGGGGGAATTGCGATCTTCCCTGGGTACAGCATTAAAAATCTATATAGTTGCCGGCTAAATATCAAGAAAAAGTTTATGGATGCCTACAAAGGAGACAAAGACACCCATAAACTAGGAGAAATCCCATATTGGGAGAGATTATTCTAGGAGAAATTCTATCGACACTTGTGTCACCGACACTTGTGTCACCGACACTTGTGTCACCGCTTGGGATAACCTAAAAAAAGCTACTTAGTAGCCGTCTTTTTGCGTCTAGACACTTTCTTTGAAACTTGTTTCTTCAAAGCTGGCTTTTTTGAAACTTGTTTCTTCAAAGCTGGCTTCGTTGAAGCTGGCTTCGTTGATTTTCGTGCCTCTGAAAGACTGATAGCAATTGCTTGCTTAGGATTTGTTACGATCTTATCGCTTTTTCCTGAATGCAATTTTCCTTCTTTAAACTTATGCATTTCGGTTTCTATTATCTTCTTAGGACTTTTAGATTTAATAGGCATTGCTTTCCTTTTATTATATTAACCGCCAGAAGCTCTTTTTCTCATGAGTTCAGCATGTTGAGCTAAAGCATCATCCGAATAGTCATCAATATAGTCATTAACCTTAGATAATGGTCTTGAAGCTCTTTGTGGAGAAGCAGATACTCCAACACCAGGCTTGCTTATGTTTCTATTAATCTTCTTGTTGTTATAAGCCATGCTTCTTTTATCATCATCAGAAATGGCAATCTTATAATCTTTGATAGCTGTATAAGCAAGCAATCCCTTAGAATACCAATCCTGTGTATTATTTATTGCATTCATCAGCTCAGGATCTCTTGCCTTTAAAACAGCCAGATTATCTTCATTTAAAACATTATCAAAATCAGAATATTTATTCTTAAGCTTGGTTTCTGCATTCAATACTTTTTGTTGATCTAGATATGCTTGTTGTTGTGCCTCTAACTGCTTAGTTCTATTTAGAATCTGCTTCAATTGACGACCCTCTATAAGATCATCATCAGAAAAACCGTAATCTTCTTCTGGAGCACTAGAACTCTTAGCAGCTCCTCTATCTTGATTCCCAGAAAAGCTTTCAAGACTTTCCTTATATCGTTGCAACTCTCTCTCTAATTCCTTGTTGTGATCCCTTAAAGCCTTAAAGTTCCTAGCTTGTGCATCTTCTTCAGCACTATTTGCCGACACCGGCTTCAATGAATCAAGAGCAACATCGTCATCAACACTCGTGTTATCAACACTCGTGTTATCGACACTTGTGTCATCAACACTCGTGTTATCGACACTTGTGTCATCGACACTTGTGTCTTCAGTGCTTGTGTTATCGATATTTGTGTCTTCAGTGCTTGTATCGTTGATACTTGTATCATCTGTAAGTGTTACATCTTCCATGTTTGGAATTTCTTCGTTTATCATGAGTTTCTCCTATAAAAGTTATTTAAATATACCACCTTGCTTACGTATTTCTTCCTTCTTTTCGTCTGTAAGCTCAAGTGAAAATTTTTTCTCTCCGTTCAACTTTTGCATCAGTCTATCCAAAGTTCCATCAGCAAAATTTAAGACATGAGGCAAAAGAGGGTCCTTTTCAATTTGGGCCTGTAAGGCATTGTTCTTAAGCTCAAAACATTTGTCCCTACCTGGTATAACCCAAAGTTCGGTAAGTGCATCATCTGACTTCTTATAGTGATAAACAATCTGGTCGTAGTTAGGTGTGGGACAAGAATAACGATGAAGGAATGAACTTCTACAAATAGAAGGAGATAACGGTTCAGTCTTTGATAAAACAACAACGAAAAAGTCTCCCTTATACCTTTTCTTACCACTCTCCATGCAATCCATACAATTTCTCGAATAAGAAGCATCTGCCTCTTTTTGAATGTCCTCAGGAGTCAATCTAGCAGTTTCATTCGCAAATTTCTCATCCCACTTCTGTTGATTAAAATCAAGAGTCATTGTTCTGTCAGATTTAATTCCCATTATTTCTCCCTCACTAATAAATGTGTGCAAATCCATCAGTTGATTAACAGATCTGCACACAGGCCTTATGCTTTTTTCTAAGCGCTATTACTTGTTGTTTTTCTTGTACTTAAGATCTTCTTTAACGCGCTTATCTGTCCAGTTCATGGTGTCATCGCCATACATAGAGTTAGCTGCTGGAATATTACCAACATTCTTTACTCTATCTTCTGATGGGAAGACTGAAGCAGAATTTCCTTTAGTACTCTCGTAGTACATCTTCTTCTTTGCCATATTACGTCCTTTTTGGAAACTAGCCGCGAACTCGTCTGCGAACTCGCAGGCTAAGGTTAATAAATACCTCTACAGAGGTTGTACCTCTACAGAGGTTGTACCTCTACGGAGGTTGTACCTCTACGGAGGTTGTACCTCTAACCAGTTAGACTGTTATCGAGGCCTTCTACAAAATCGTCAACACAAGTGTCATCAACACTGGTGTTATCAACACTGGTGTTGTCGATGTCTTCAACTTCCTGCCTGCTCCCTAAAAAGGGATCATAAATATCTTCATGGTTTGCTGGAAGCTCTAATGAGATTAACTGAAAACCAGGAAACCTCTTAGCCAAAATCTTATTAATAATGATTACCGAAAATCCAATGGCTACAATTAACGCAGCCATTGCAACAAAACCAAAGATTAATTCCCCTAAGGGACCTCTATTCTTCATAAATTATTCCTTCTTAAACTTATTGCTCTCCAGAACCTTCTCCCATTTCTGGAAGGGTTCCTGAACGTGACGTCGATGGAACTTGTGTCGATGACACTGGTGTCGATGACCCTTGCGTCGATGGAACTTGTGCTTCTAGAGTCTTTGACAATGAAATAAGCTTTGCTAGTTGTTCAAGATCGACATTCTCTATTTCCTGTAGTGATTTAACAAGATTCAGCAATGATTGTGTTTTGTCTTTAACAGATTCATTCTCACGTTCTTGCATCAGGCCTATGTTGGACAATACTCTAGATTCTCTTTCTTTAGCAAGACCAATATCGGATTGTGCCTTAGCTTGAGTGAGGGCCATCTCTTCTTGCAAGCGTTGCATTTGAACTGATCTTTCTTCTTGTTCCATTTGAGCTTGTTGCTGTTGCTCTTCTTCTAGTGCCATAATAAGTTCGTTCTTATTTTGAATGGTTAGCGTATCTAGAAGAGTTTTTACTGGAACGTTATAGCCCATCTCTTTAAGTTGAGATAATTGAACAAATTGCATCTGCTTTTGAGTCTGTGTATTCATTCCCTCTTCAACAGAGGCATCATACTTGCCAAAAGACTTATCATAAAATTGAGCAGAAGGTTCTTGTTCTATGATTCTTGCAACCTTCTGAGGAGTGAAGTTCTTCTGAATTGCTGTAATGGCTAGTCGACCAAGCATCTTCATAGAATAATCAAGGTTATCAAAAAGCCCTTGAAGTGTTGTAAGACCAGCACCTTGTCTAAGCATTGCCAGCACTCCAGCCTTATCATCTATGGCGGCTCCTAAAAGCTCTTCATTAACACCAGAAATCTGAGGCATCTCATTACCCATAGATTCAGATACTGCTAACATTGTTGGTGATATAGGAGTAGGCATTACTTTCTCAACATCAGTCATTTGAGCTAGCTTCTTTATCTCAATCTGTGCTCCATTATTAGTATTGAATATTGAGTCAGGATCAACCAGGGAACCTTCTTTAACCTTGTATGAAACATTAGGCTGTGACTCAAGCATCGCTAGCTCTATGTTCTTACGTCTATTGTAAATGTATTGAGGATCTCGAAGATCTCTAACAACAGATTGAACCCTGTCGTAATAATATTCCATCTCAGAAGTGAAGTACGCCATCACCGGAACAAACGGATATGAATCACTGTTTAATGTATTCGCACCATCGTAAATAACATTGCCATCAACAACAACCGCCATATTAGTAGTCGATACCTGTTTCTTAACAAGCTTTACTTCAGGATAACTATTTAAATACGCCTTTAAACGATCAGGATCACCATCTGAAGGCCATTCCATAGTCTGACCAGACTGGGAGTCAACCAGGATTTTAGCTGTCCGTGTATCCTTGTAATAAAACTCATCATAAGCCATGAGCTTGTTATATCTATCTGTTGTAAGATGAATATCAAAGTTCTCTGAAAGGTAAGAAAACTTATCAGGCGAGGATACATCTCCTCCGGCTGGCGAACTGGCAGCAGAATCTAACATGTCCTCATCAGACTCTTTTGGCATTAGTGATTGTATTTGATCTCGTGTTAAGTAAGATCTCTTCCAGATAGAATTGCAATCCGATAAATCTCTCTTCTTAAACATATCTATGAGAAATGAATTATAACTGCAGTTGGTGACACGTAGATCTCCAGATATTGGGTCCGAAGAATAATCCATCCACAATTGAAGCAAGTTGATTCCTGAAGTAAGTCCGCCATGAAAAGAATCTGATATTGTATCTAGAATTGAATCATATCTAACCATCCACATTAATATCTTTGTAAACTGATCAGCCGTATCCTGATCGTTGTTGTCTACAGGATTCACAATTAGAGATTTGCGGTGTTGTCTTTGATAACCAGACAGCATGTTGACAATTCTACGTATACGATTGAAGGTAAATTGTTTTTGAGTAAACGGCTTTACACCGTAAACCTCTTCAAAGACTGTACTATCACCAGAATAAAACCGCAGGTCTGTATAACCCTGCTCCCAAAACAACTCATTCTGATAGTTAACATTCTGATAGAAATCTTCCATGCGAGATCTTATTTCTTCACCACCACTTGGTAGCCCACTCTTTGGGAAGACACTATCTTTTATCTTAAACGGAGAATTTATTGCCATGCTACCCTCTTTTTTAACAATTAATCTAGTCTACTGACGTGATACGTCTACTGACGTGATACGTCTACTGACGTGATGCGTCGTTAGATATAATAAGCCTTTAGATATAATATGTCTTTAGACATGATATGTCTTTAGACATGATATGTCTTTAGACATGATATATCTTTAGACATGATATATCTTAGAAAGGATTTGAACCTGGTCCAAGTGAGCCTGGGCCGTATGATGTGTTACGTCCATAAGCAGCCCGCATATATCTTTTTCTACTCTCTTCTGCAGATGAACCTGGATATATTTTGGGAAGACATAAACATAGATATCTCATTGCATCTGCAAAGTGCGAATGACAGTCATGGAGAGGGTGATTCTTATAAATCTTTCTCTTGTTGTCATACTCTTTACGGTAATTATCCAAAGCTTTAATTAATGGAGCACATTTTGTTTCATCAATCCACACTTTTGAAAGTGTAGACCTGACAGCTTCAATACCATCTTCTATAGAAAGATTTGGCGCAACTTCAAAATCTATTCCTAAGTTTCGAGCCTTCTCTAGCCGAGACATTCCTGTTCCCAATTCCCTGACTTTTATGTCGTGTGGCGCCGCCATCAGTCCGTACTTATACGGTTTTGAAGAAAGAAGTTTAGCGTAATATTCTAATCCTTTTCCTGTGTCTTCATCACAATCTATTATTCTGACTACTTGTCCAATGGTCTGAAAATAGATAAGAGTAGTCGCATCGCGCATCCCCAGATCGAAAACAACATGCACTGGAAATGAAGGCTCCCAAGGAACTTGAGTTATCTGCCCATTAAGCCTCATCTTATCGAGATATTTAGAATAATAAGCACCTTCAACCCCTAAATCAAAACTCGCCCAGTATTCTTGTTGGGCCATTTCCCTGGACATAACTCCCTGTGTTATGTCCTTTTCTATTTCATCTAATGAGATATGACGTGTGTCGTCCAATGTTAAATGATAACAAAACCAATCTTCTGGATTGTTTTTAGATATGTTATAAAGTTC